ACATGCGCGGAATCGTGATTGACCCCGGCGCAAAGCCGGAACTTTACCGCCTGCCGGATACCCTGCAGGAACTGCAGCGCTTTATGGGCGGGTACGCGCTGCGCTGCCCGATCAGCAACCGGTTTGCCGCACTGTTTTATCTGCCGCAGGCCGGGCAAAACCTGCCGACCCGGCATTACAAAGGCCGCTGGTTTTATGGGCGGCTCTGCCTTGTGGGCTGGCGCAACGCCCGCATGACGGACCTGCCCATGCCGCTGGCTGAAGAACTGCTGCAAAAATTCACCCCTGTGGAGGTAACGCCATGAACGAGTATGACGCCATCCGCGCTGCTTTTGCCCACAACCGCAAGGACGCCGAACTGCTGCTGCACGAAACCGTGCGCGGCATTCTGGCGGAGGCAACGAGCAACAAGGTCAAACAACTGGAAAAGATCAGCCTGTGCTACAACGCCGCGGACACCGGTGCCGCCCAGCGCAAAGCACTGATCAACATGGAGGTAGAAGATTGACTGACCACATGATTTGCCAGAACCAGGACAACCACCTGCTGTACGCCTTAAAGCACGGCAGATTCTGGTTCTGGGACAAACACCAAAACAAATGGGTGCCCAGCGATTGGGCCGCCCAGCAGTACGCCAAGGCCCTGACCGAAGAGCCCGACCTGGCGCAGGAGGACTGGCTGGGGAGATGCTTCGGCATCCTGATGGATGACTACGAGGTACCGGACGCTATGGTAAAAGCCCTGCGCGCGCTGTCCAACAAGGAGGAACCACCATGCAAAGTGAACACGACTGCCCCGAATGCGGATGCTGCTGTGACTACGGCCGCCCCTGCTGCCACGTTGGAGGAGGAAACATCGACCACCCAGGCGGATGCAAACAGCTGCCCGCCGGACCCCTGCTCCCCTGCGGATGCTTCCGGTGCAATGTCAAACCCGTCCGGTGCCGCAGCTGCCTGTTCGGCAACGGAGTTTGATTATTCGGGGCTGGATGCCCAGACCGTTACCGACCTGCACCTGGCCGAACAGATGTACACATCGGGGCGCAAGCTGGCCGAAATGGGCCTGCGCCGCATGGCTGACGGCGTTTCCATTGCGCATGAGGCGCTTGTCCCAAATTGGGACAAGCGTAACAACCAATACAGCGAGGATACATTCCGCCGTTGGTGCGAGAGTATAGGCATCAGCAAGTCCGCGGCCTACCGTCTGTTGCAAGTTACCGCTCTGTTTGATAACAGCAGTCCCGAACAGCAGAAAATCCTTGATTCGCTTTCCCCTTCCTTATTATATGCTGCCGCCAAGCCCAGCGCCCCCGCCGATCTGGTGCAGGCGGTCAAATCCGGCGACATTACCACCCACAAGCAATACCAGGATTTGCTGAAAGAAAACCAGCAGCTGCGCGCCGACCGGGTGAACGCCCTCAATGCCGCAGCCGCCGCCGAAGCCGCCCGCGATGCCGCCCTGGCCGATGTTGACGGCCTGCATGAGCAGAACCGCCAGCTGCAAGCCGCCGCCACCGGTGCCCAGGAAAGCTACCGCACTGCCCACAAAAACGAAGATTCCGCCCTGCGCCGCGCCACCGAAGCCGAACAGCGGGCAAAGGAAGCGGAAAAGCAGCTGGCCGGTGCCCGCCAGGTTGCCGATGCCGCCCGGATGCGTGCCGACAAATACCAGCGGGAAGCCGAAGCCGCCAAAGCGCAGCCGGTGGCCGCCGCTGTGGACGAGGATGAGATCAACCGCCGTGCCCACACCCTGGCCGATGAACTGACCGCCCCTTTGCGCAGCGAGCTGGAAGCCGCCAAAGCTGCCGCCGCCACACCGGAACAAATCGAGCTGGACACCCGCAACGCCTATGACAGCCTGCTGCTGGCCGGGCGCGCCATGCAGAACGCCTGGAAGTCCGTCAAGCCGCAGCTGGCCAAGCTGCCGCCGGACACCCGCGCCGGGGCCATCAACCAGCTGACCAACACCCTGACTGAAATTCAAACGGAGGCAATAAAATGTCTGTAAAAATTGCGGCTCTGGAAGCCGAAAACGTAAAACGCATCAAGGCGGTTGCCCTCACCCCCTCCCCCACCGGGCTGACCATTGTGGGCGGCAACAACAACCAGGGCAAAACCAGTGTGCTGGATGCCCTGGCCTGGGCCCTGGGCGGCGAGAAGTTCCGCCCTACCGCCGCTGTGCGGGACGGTGCCCTTGCCCCGCCCCACCTGAAAGTGATCCTGTCTAACGGCGTTGTGGTGGAGCGCAGGGGCAAAAACAGCAGCCTGACCGTGACGGACCCCACCGGCCAGCGCAGCGGCCAGCAGCTGCTGAACGCTTTTGTGGAGCCGCTGGCGCTGGACCTGCCCCGCTTTATGCAGGCCAGCGATAAAGACAAGGCCGACACCCTGCTGAACATCATCGGTGTGGGGGATGCTTTGACCGGCCTGGACCGGGAGATCAAAGCCCTGTACGACCGCCGCACCGTGATCGGCCAGATCGGCGCCCAGAAACGCCACGCCGCCGAAGAGCTGACCGAATACCCGGACGCCCCGTCCGAACCCGTTAGTGCCATTGAGCTGATCCAACAGCAGCAGGAGATTTTGCTCCATAACGCCGACAACCAGCGCAAGCGCGACCGCCTGACCGAGATCACCCACGCCAAGCACCGCGCCATGGATGAGCTGACCCGCTTGGAGGAACAGCTCAAAACCCTGCAGGAGCACCGCGGCCAGCTGGTAGAGGAATACAACGCCGCCTGCGTGCAGGAGGAAGCCGCCACCAAGACCGTGGCCCAGCTGCAGGATGAATCCACCGCCGAGCTGGAGCAGAGCATCCGCAATGTGGAGGAGATCAACCGGCAGGTATCCGCCAACCTGGCAAAATCCAAGGCTCAGGACGAAGCCGAGCGCTATGCGCAGGAATACACCGCCCTGACGGAGCAGATCAAGGCAAAGCGCACCGCCCGCATGGACCTGCTGAACGGCGCAGACCTGCCCCTGACCGGCCTGGGTGTGGAGGACGGCAGCCTGACTTACAACGGCAAGCACTGGCAGGACATGAGCGGCAGCGACCAGCTGCGGGTGGCCACCGCCATTGTGCGCCGCCTGAACCCCGACTGCGGCTTTGTGCTGCTGGACAAGCTGGAACAGATGGACCTTGCCACCCTGGCGGAGTTCGGCAGCTGGCTGCAGACCGAAGGATTACAGGCCATCGCCACCCGCGTTTCGACCGGCGGGGAGTGCCAGATCATCATTGAGGATGGCAGGGTAAAAGACGCCGAGGAACCACCCGCCCCCAAAGCATGGACGAAAGGAGCGTTCTGAAATGAGCAAATACGCAATCACATCCGGCACCATTGCCGCGCCGGTCAAAACCGTTCTGTACGGGCCGGAGGGCATCGGCAAAAGCACGTTTGCCGCCCAGTTCCCCGCCCCGGTATTCATTGACACCGAGGGCGGCACCAAGCGGCTGAACGTTGCCCGCCTGCCCGCGCCCACCAGCTGGGCCATGCTGCTGGATGAAGTTGCCGAGGTCAGCCGCGGCAATGTACCCTGCGGCACCCTGGTGATCGACACCGCCGACTGGGCCGAACGGCTCTGCATTGACGCCGTCTGCGCCCGCGCCAAGGTCAAGGGCATTGAGGATTTCGGGTACGGCAAGGGCTATACTTACGCGAAAGAAGAGTTCGGCAAGCTGCTGGATGCCCTGGAAGAGGTGCTGAACACCGGGCACAACGTGGTGGTTCTGGCCCATGCTGCCATCACCAAGTTTGAGCAGCCCGACGCCGTGGGCAACTATGACCGCTGGAGCATGAAAACCAGCAAACAGGTAGCCCCTCTGCTGCGGGAATGGTGCGACATGCTGCTGTTTGCCAACTACAAAACCGTGGTAGAAAAGGCCGGCAGTGCCCCCAACGCCAAGAACAAGGCCAGCGGCGGGCGGCGGGTTCTCTACACCAGCCACCACCCCTGCTGGGATGCCAAAAACCGCTTTGGCCTGCCGGAAGAACTGCCCTTTGAGTATGCCAGCATCGCCGCCTGCATCCCGGACCCGCACCCCGGCGCAGCCCCTGCGCCGCGCCCCATCATGGCAGAGGATGCCCCCGCCCCCAAGCCTGCACCGGTGCCGGTCCCCGCTGCACCTGCTGCACCGCCTGCCGTGCCTGCCGGGATCTCCGCCAGTGATCTGCAGGCGCAGGGCGTGCCGACCGCCCTTGCCCAGCTGATGGCCGCCAATAATGTGACCCCGGAGGAACTGCAGACCGTGGTCGGCCAGCGCGGATACTTCCCCGCCGATATGCCGGTCAAGGATTACCCGGCTGATTTCGTCAGCGGCTGCCTGGTGGCCGCCTGGCCCCAGGTGCTGGAGATGATCTGCACCAACCGCGATGTACCGTTTTAAGGCAATACCGCATAATTCTAAGTGCCGATACGGCGAGCGAGGTGCGGCAGCTGCCAAGCCAAAAGCGC